GGCGGCGGTAGCCGTGCTCAGCGATGCGACCATTGGGGGTGCGGACAGCGCGCCCACAGACCTGGCAGGTGCCGAGCTCGCTGACCGGGGGCTTAGCAGGGCCACGCGGCGTGGGCTTGACGATGGGGGTGGCCTTGATCTCGGCCCGGCGCTCGACCAGGCGCTCGATCTCGGCGCGCAGCTCGGCAGAAATGTGGCCGGCTTCCTGGACTGCGTCGAGGCGCTTGGCGCGAATCTCGTGCAGGTAGAGTGGTAGCTGGAACACTTCCACGTCGTCAGTGACGCGGCTGTACTCGCGGTTGAGAGCGTCAAGGTCGCGGTTCTGAGCGGCTTTGCTGGTGTAGGTCATTTTGCTTCTCCTCATCCGGCCCCGTGCCGGTATGTGCCCATCATACTTGGCTCCGTGTCGTTGTCTACAAATTTGCACAGTCAATATCAGCCCACCGACGAACGGTCGTTTCTGTGGATAAGTCGTGGACAAGTAAGCATCGCCACGATGTCAACGTGGCGGTCAGGCCGAGGGGATAGGAAAATTGCAGGGCGTCGCCGTCGTGGTTCCCGCCCGTTGCCCGGCGGTCGGCGCACCAGCTTAGACCCGGTCGGTCAGCCAGATGTGCAGCATCCAGCGCCGCCCGGAGCTCACCGGCTCAAAGCGATAGCTGTGGGGGAAGGCCGGCCAGATCAGCGCGTGACCAGCCGGTAGGCTCTTCAGCGAGCCGTGCTGGTGGAATGCCACCCCGCCGCCCTCGTAGCCCGCGTTCAGGGGCACGCTCACGACCATCTCCGCCGAGCCCTGGTGGCGCCACGGCTCCGGCGCCCCGGGCACGCTCTGGGTGATGTGGGCGCTGACGACGTGCTTGCACTCCCGCTGGATCAGCGAGAACAGCACGCTCTGGAGCACGCTCTGGCTCAGGAAGAAGATCCGCTCCGCGAGCTCCGGCACCTCGTCCCGGAGGACGATCGGCGCCCGCGGGTCCTGGCGGGTCATGCCCTGGAGCTCCTCGACGATCATCGAGCACCACTGTCGGCGGAACAGGGGAATGCGCCAGACGTTCGGGAAGACCTGCTTGGCCATCCGGAAGACCGGCGTCTTCGGCAGCTGATCGCGCCCCTGGGCGGCTTGGAAGGCGCTGACCAGGGGGATCGTTTCCTCCGACGCCTTGTGCAGGGCCTGGTTCAGGCACCAAGCCGAGGGCATCGAGAGCAATGGGTTGCGCAATGTGTGCATGGTTGTGAATCTTTGCACAAATCTGTAGGCTTGGCCACTGAGAAGGAGCAACCCGGGGCCCCCATGGACAGAAAAACGACCAGCGAAAGGAAGTCTCTCGCGGTCGACCCTGAGACCTACCGGCTCCTCCAGGAGCTCTGCCTGGAGGAGCGGCGGTCCAAGGTCGCCCAGCTGCGCATGCTTATCGAGCGCGAGCACGATCGCGTTTTTGGAGAGAGACGATGAACCTGTTTGCCAAGAAGCGCGCCGTACCCCAGTCCTACCAGCCGCCGCTTGACGCGCCCGAGATCATCGAGCTCTTCTCCCGGCTGACCCTACACCACCAGGCCGCGCTCCTGCGGCTGATCTCCCGGAACCTGATCATCGAGCTCGACGGCGACCAGCACATGGGCTTTGAGTTCGACTACAGCGTCGACGGGGCCACGGTCACCATGCGGCCCCTCACGGAAGAGCCTGAGGCCTAGCCCAGGCCCATGATCCCGCCCTGGAGCCGAGCCGAGAGCTCCCGGTCGTCAGGGTTAGGCAGCACAGTCGGGGACATCGCTGGGTTGAAGCCACGGGGCAGCGGGGCCATGGCCTGAGGCCGCTCGCGCATCAAACGCTGGACCTCCATCCCGCCAGGGACGGCCTCAAGCACGGGGCCGGCCTCTGGCTGGAAGAAGCGTAGCAGGGGGATCTCAGACCCCCGTTGCTCGATCTCCTGGAGCCGCATCATCGCCGCCTCACGCTCCGCGTCGGTCATCTCGATCTCGGGCAAGAGATCGTCCACGGTCTTGCTCAGGGACTCGCGCATAACCGCCTGGGCGCCGCTCGACAGCAGGGGTTGGGCGCCTCGGTTCAGGAACTGCCGGGTGGCGTTCAGCGCGTCGTTTGCCTGCCCAACCTCACGCAGCGCTCCTTCGATCTTCGGGCCGATGTAGGGCACAGAAAGCAGCCCCTTTTGAACTAAAGCGCTAAGAATCGTGTAGCCAGAGCCAGCGGGGTTTTGGTTTTTTTCTGCCCACACGGTCGGGAGGACGTTCTCTCGGAAGGACTCGATCCGGCGGATCTCCTCGGGGGAGAAAAGGCGCTCGATGATCGCCCTCTGCTTTTGGAACACTTCATTGAAGTTTTCCACGATCGCGGTGCGCGTAATCTCCCCCTGCTTCCCGGCGAAGGCCTTGGTCAGGATCCCGTCTTTCAGGAGAGCAATGACCTCACCATAATCTTCGGGCGGGAGGATCGTCTTGAGCTTATCGAGCGCCAGGGGCACGGATTGGCTCGGGGCGAACCTGTTGTGCCCAAACAGCAGGTTCGCTACCTGCAGGGGCGTGTAGTCCTTGGAGCTCAGCTGCTCAAGGATCTTGTTCGACGCACGCTGGGCCTGGTTCTTCGCCGGGCCCTTCCCGGTCAGGCCCATGTAGTCTGAATAGAGCTTGGTCGCGTTTTGGAGCTGATCCAAGACCTCTTGGTCGCCGGTGATCAGCCCGAGCTCGATCCCGTCGTAGACCGCGGTATCGAGCCGGCTTTTCATCTCAAGCAGCGCGCGCTGTTCGGTGGACCCGGGCGGAGCGCTGCCTACGGCGCTGTTCAAGCTCTTCTGATAGCCGTGGAGGTTGCCTAAGGCCTGGCTCTTGAACTTGGGGTTCTGGGCCAGCTTGGCAAGCCTGCGCAGCCGGGTCACCTCAGTCTTGAGGGTCGGCATGTTATCCAGCTGCACGGGGGCTATCCCGAGCTCCGGAAGAGAGTCGAGGAGGTTCCTCGCCGTCGTGGCCACCCCCTCAGGGGTCATGCGCGGCGGCTGGGCAACATTCCTCACCGCCTCATACATCGCGCCAGATTCTTCCTTCAGCCGCCCTGCGGTACCAGAGAGGCGATCCTGGAGGGTCTCCGCCGCGGTCAACGGTACCATCCCGTAGTTGGGTTCGATCCCAGGCAGGCCCGCGCCGAACTCCGCTTGAAGCACGCGCGCGTCGGCCCGGATCTGGTCCAGCTGGCGCTGATCAAACCCGCGGATGATGTCCGTCCCAAGGGCCTCGCCGGCGGCGTAGCGGAGGAGGTCCTCCTGGCGCAGCTGACCAGTAATCGTGGGAGTCGTGCCCTGAGGCGGCAGGGCCGTCCTCTGGCCCACCGTGAGCGGATACTTGGACTGGGAGAGGGCTTCCTCCCCCATCCGCGGGAAGAGGCCGCCAACGCGCTCAGAGGCGGCCGTAGCGCCAGACTTGAGCCCACGCAAAGCCGGCGGGATGGCGACGTCGGTGGCTACGCCGATCGCAGTGCTGACGCCGATTTCCTCTGCCATCTCTTCAGGGGTCTTGGCTTTCGCCGCCCGAGTCTCTGGGGTAACGATAGCCTCGCCCGTCTCACCCGCCGCCTCGGTGGCGGTGTAGGCCACCGCGCCGCGACCAGCCTGGGAGGCCATGGTCTTGCCGCCAGCGACGACCTTGCTCGCAGGGAGGTACTTGGCGATCTCGCCGATGAACTGCCCGAAATCCGTGTCGCTGATCCCCGGCTTGTTGATGTAATACGGGATCCCGTTCCACATCACCATGGGGTTGTTGTAGCGGTCCACGAAGGCACCGCCGAACCGCGGGTCGTCCTTAAACGAGGACTGGATGATCTCCGCCTTGCCCATGTCGTCGCGGGTCATCAGCATCTTCGCGCTGGGCACGAGGCGCTCAAGGAACCCGGCCTGGTCCCCGGCCATCTCGGTGATCTCGGGGAACTCCGGGAACTCGACCTGTGGCGAGGCGCGGTTGACGACCCGTGCGAGCGCGCTCGGGCCTTCCTGGATCCGCTGGAGGATCGTCGGGTTCGGCTCTTCGGGGCCGACCTTCCGGCGCTCCCCTTGCTCTACAGGCGCCGCATCCGGCGGTAAGGTGATCGGCATGTCTTGCCCCTCTTATTTGCGAGCGACCCAGCCTTTGATGATAAACGGCGACGGGATCGGGTTGCCATCGGCGTCGACGATCAAGCGCTGGGCGTTGTCGATGACCGCCCCCTCGGGAAGGCTGTCGTACCAGGCCTGGATCGCGGCGTCGTCGTTGACGTCCCCGTCGAAGCGCTCAAACAGCCCGGGGTCGTTCTCTGCCAAGAACCGATTGAGATCGGCCGTGTTGGAGAACTGACCAGAAGTCAATGCCTCTTCTTCAAGCATGATCAGTCGCTGGGCGTTCTCGGTCATGCGCTCAAAGGCATAAAGGCTGATGTAGTTAGCCTCGGCCGTGTTAGACAGCGTACCGATCGAGGACATCTGGATCTTCATGTCCCGGTCGGAGGTCGGGCCGGAGCCCTCTACGCGCATCCGAGGGCCTAGGAAGTTGAGCACGGCCTCCAGGCTCTCCATCCCAACGAGGGCATCGTCCTTGAGGCCGAACGCCGAGGTGATGGCTTTGCGGAACGGGAGGAACGCAGCCTGGGTCATCCCGGTGCTGAGGGCTGGATCCGTGCGCAGCTGCTCTCGGGCAGTCCTGACCCTCTGGATGGTTTGGGTCCCTGCCGTAACCGCTGATTTTTTATCGGCCAATTCCTTGAGCCGCTGCTCGGTATAAAACGTCATGAACGGGGTGCCAGCGGCGTCAGAGGAGCCCATGACCACGTTGAAGACCTCGTCGCCCTTCACTAGCGGGCGGAGCTCTGAGTAAGCGCCACCGATGATGATCGGCTTCCCGACCATGGACGGGTCGCGGGCCGTAATCTGAGCCACGGCGCTCTCAAAGTTGGGATTCTCCTCGCTCATGCCGAGGCTCTTGATCGTGCTCCTGGCGGTGTCGGCGTCTTGCCAGACCGCCGTCAGGGCCGCCTCCGGGCTTTTCCAGCCGCCGGTGGCCCCAGAGGTTGACTGGATCTTGGTCCGCACCACGCGGGCCTCAGACGGGTCTAGGAGGATCTGCTCGCCAGGCATGTAGGTGCGACCCTTGAGCGTGATCCCCGCGGGGTCGGTCACCGTATACTCATCAAGCTTGTCGTCCGGGCTCTGCTTGGCCTTGAGGATCATGTAGTCACGCACGAGGTCCTTGGCCGCCTTCTCATCGGTGCGGGCCATCTCGTAGGCCTTGAGCGCAATCTGGCGATCCTGCTGGCGCTGCTGCGCCTCCAGCTCTTGAATGCGCTGGCTGAAGTCGCTGAAGCCGGCGCCCATGGAGCGGAAGGCCCCGGCGCGCGGGTCGGCGGAAAGCATCGCCCGGCCGAGCGAGCTCGCAAGATCGTAGATGTCTGCGGGCTGTTCCCGCGGGCCCATGATCGCCTGGAGCTCGCTCAGGTACTGCTCCCGGCGATCGCCCAGGGGGATATCGGCCTCGGCGCGAGCTTGGGAGATCAGCTGCTCGTAAGGGTCCATGGTCGCCGCCCGCTGATCCGCCTCGGAGAACAGCGCCGGGAGGTTGTTCGGGATGTTAACCGGGGGAGGCGGCGGAGCCGCCCTGAGCTCGGGCATCAGCATGGTCGGCGCAGGCGTCAGTCCGAGCATCTCTTCCAGGGAAGCGATGCCCCCGTTAGCGTAACCCCGAACCTGGTGAAACATCTGCGCTCGGTTCATTTAGATCGCCCTCTGCTGGTTCCCGCTGAGCCCGCCGTACAGCTGCCCCAGGGCGCCCAGCGTCGCAAGCCCGGTGCCAATGCCCTGCTGGAGCGGGTTCGGCGGGACCCCGAACTGGGTGTTGAACGAAGTTGTTCCACGGGGAACCATGTTCATGAACGGGCTCAGAGCCTGGTATTGCGCGAGCGGAGCTGCCTGCGCTTGCATGGCCGCCTGGCGCTGCGCGTCAAGAATCGACTGCTGCTGCTGCTGTTGCAGCGCCCCAGCGCTAGACAGGGCGTTGATACCGGCGAGCGCCGCGCCTTGCGATTGGGTGCCGAGCCCGCTGAGCGCAGAGCCATACCCTGCGCGCGCTTGCTGCTGGGTCAAGCCCTGTTGGCCATAGACACCACCGAGGCCTTGCTGGGCCCCCGCGAGCATCCCGGCCGTCCCTAGCGCGGCCTGGCCTGCGCCAGCCTGAGCCTGCTGGCCAATTTGCCCAAGGCCCAAGAGCGTCTGCCCGGTGCCGGTCGTGGTTCCATAGCGCTGAGCGGCGCCCTGGCCAAGCTGTGCCGCTAGCCCGGTCTGGGCCCCAAGCTGCTGACCCGCAAGCCCCGCGAGCTGGCTCGCAGCAGCGCGCTGGCCGGCTTGCTGGCGAGCGAACTCGCCCATGGAGGCGCCGCGGGCGCCCTCAAAGCCGCGTGAGCGCAAGGCCCCGATAGCCTCTCCAAGGCCTCGGCCGAGAGCTCGCTCGCGCTCAGCGGCGCCCAGGCGGGCCCTGGAACCGAATGCAGACTCGCCGCCTCGGGCGATGTCGCCAGCACGGGCAGAGATGTCGCGCTGGGCCCCGGCTTCCATGATGTCGCTCATGGTCTGCTGGACGACCATCTGCTCAAAGGGATCCATGTAGGGCTGGATCCCGGTCGTCGGGTCAAAGGCCCCGTAGGCCCCGCGGATCATGCCGCCAGCCTCTCCGAGGCCAGTCCCAAACTCATCGGCAGCCCGGCGCTGGATGCCTTCGACACCAATCAGATCTTCTAGGTATCGCGTCTCACCCTGGAGGGCGCGCTGACGCGCCTCCGCAGAGGCTCCCAGGAGATCTTCCAGCCCGGCTTCGCGAAGCTGCTGCTCCGTGGCCGCGCCGCTTTGAACCGCCTCCAGGGCGCGCTGCTGGGCCGCCAGCTGCTGCGCTTGGCTGCCCTCAAGGCCGCCGATCCCTCGGCGATATTGCTCCATGGCCGCGCCGATAAACGGGGCTTGCCGCCCAGGGATAGACCGCGCGAGCTCAAAAGCCCGCTGCTGGTCCGGGGAGAACCCGGCGATCTCCTGGGGGATAACCCGGGCGCGTCCCTGCTCGTCGAAGAACGTGCGCTCTGCCGCGCGCATGGCCCCGGGGATGAACCCGCCTTCGCCATCGAGCCCGAACAAGAGCTGCTGGGTGATCGGGTCCATCCGGCTATCCGAGCGGGTAATGCTCGGGACGTAGGTGTAGTCCGACGCCGGGGGCTGGTCGAGCATGGAGCTGGCAGGGTCGGCGACGGTCTCGGCGCCCATGCCGCCTTCAGACACCATTTCCATTGGCGGCTCTTCTTGGCGTACTTCAACGCCAGGCGGGGCCAGCTCTGGAACGATTCGGTCTTGAGGGATTTTTGGGTCTGAGATCGGGCGGACTGGGTTAAACCCGTAGACGTCCCCAGGGCGAGGAATATTTGACCCAGGAATCTCATCGCGGTCGTCGATCCCGTTCCGGTTGACGTCTATAAACTCCATCGAGCGCACGCCGCCAGAGCCGGCACCCATGCCGGGGTACAGGCTGCGCGTTGGGTCAAGCCGGCCGTAGTTAGACTCGTCCGCCATAGGGGGGCGGGGCATGGGCATCCCGGCCTGAGGGCTGCGGACGTCCATCCCAGGGAGGCTGTTGTTCGCCCGAGCCTGGTACTGCTCATAGGCTTGCATGAGCTCCGGCGTAGCCATCGAGCGAGGGATGCTAAACGGCGAACTTCCAGCGATGCCGCCGATGGTCCCAGTGAAAGAATCGGTCTCGGGGTCGTAGCCGGTAAAAGTCGTCGTGCCCTGGTTAAAACGGAACCCTTGGTCGCCTCCTCCCTGGGAGGGGGCGCCAGAAAACAAGCCTTGGAGAAGGTTTTGGATGCCGCCGGTGCTGCTATTTAACCGAGGATCCCCGGTAGTTGGGGCCGGCCCTTCCCCTCGCTGCGCCAAAAAGTCGTAATAGTTAACCCCAGTCTCTGGGGTCCACCCTAGTTCCATGGCGCGAAGCATGTTTCGATCAGCGATCACGATCAATCCTCCTCAGGCGGCGCGGCGAACTCTTCAAACAGCGCCATCATCTGATACATGAGATCCGTGCCGCGCTCACGGCTTTCTTCGCCACCAGGGGTCAGGGTGATGATCCCGCCCTCGCCGACATTCAGATCATAAGCACCAGCACCGCGCACCGCGCGGCCGGTCATGACGTATTCGCCATCGCTGAGCATCGCCGGCACGTCGTCGCTGATCTCGGTCCCTTCGCCGTTGATGTCGCCGTTCATGCGCTCAAACTCAGAGGCGTCCATGCTCTCGCCGTCTTCGGTCTCGATCTCGATCTCGATCTTCGGAGACCCGCCCTCGGCCAGCTCGACGATTCCGCCTTTCCGGTAGCGCTGGATCATGCTCCCGGGGATCCTGCCTGCCGCGGGGGTCGGGCGCTCAAGGTTCGGAACGGTCTGGGATGCGAACTCGTAGCTCACGCCTTGGCTAGGCTTACCGCCGGAAAGCTCGGGGAGGGTGCCAGTCGGCAGCATCCCGAACTCCACGGGGTTCGGCGCAGGCAATCCCATGCGCCGGCGGATCTCGGCCTCGATGTTGTAACGGCCGGCGCCGGTCTCTTGGGTCAGGGGGATCAGCGGGACGCCGCGGTCATTCTTGGCCTCTTCCATAGCGGCCTTGCCGAGGTAATAGGCGGGAAGGCCGGCCATGAGCAGTCCGCCCATCCCGCCGCCGCCAAGCAGTCCGCCGATGCCGCTAGTAGCGCCGGAACCGCCGCCAAGACCAAAGAGTCCGCCAAGCGCTTGACCCAGCTGAGCCGGAAAAGATGCGTCAGACTCTGGGTCAAAACCCAGAATGTTTCCGGCAGCGGTTCCTACCTGAGCAAGAATGGAGTCTTCCGTATTTGGATCGATACCAAAAAAACCTTGGACCAGATCACCGCCAGCGGTCAGCAGATCATCAATACCCATAGCCAATTCCTCAAACGCTTTGCCGCATATTAGCAGTTTATCCGCCTAATCCCATCCTGCGGCGGACCTCACGATCGATGTTGTAATAGCCGGTCGCGGACTCCTGCTCAAGCGGAACCCGGCCCCGAGGCGAGCTCCCAGAGCCCCCTAGCAGCTGCTGGCCGAGGAGGAACATCCCGAGCAGCGGCAGGAGAGACTGGATCCCGCCGCCAGGGGGCTTCTGCCCACCGCCGCCGGTGCCGGTGCCGCTACCAGAGCCCGTTCCTGTTCCGGTGCCGCTCCCGCTTCCGGTCCCCGTGCCCGTGCCGGTTCCTGTGCCACCGCCGGTGCCATCGCCAGTACCAGCCCCTGTTCCGGTCCCCGTGCCATCGCCCGTGCTCGTGCCGCTGCCTTCGCCTTCGCCGTCCAGCTGGCCGTCGCCTACCTTGGCCTCGCCGTCCCCGGAGCCTTCGCCGGTGCCGTCTCCGGCCACGCCGTCGCCGTCAGCGCCGCCGGTCTCACCGCCTCCGGTTTCACCGCCGCCTGTTTCGGTTCCGCCGGTGTCAGCGCCGCCGGTCTCGCCTCCGCCGGTTTCAGTCCCGCCAGTCTCGGTGCCGCCAGTCTCGGCGCCCCCGGTTTCGCTTCCGCCAGTCTCGGTCCCTCCGGTTTCGGTGCCACCAGTCTCGCCGCCACCAGTCTCGGTCCCGCCGGTTTCAGTTCCTCCTGTCGGGGTTTCTGGGATGTTGACCGTTATAGTCTCTTCCTCGCCACCCTCGGGGGCACCAGTGTCAGCTCCGCCGGTCTCGGTCCCGCCAGTTTCGCCGCCTCCGGAAGGGATAACGGGGACATTGACCGTCACCGTCTCTTCATCGCCAGTCTCGCCGGTGTCTTCCGTAGCAGCCTCTTGCGTGTCTCCAGCATCGGCCCCAGTTTCCGTGGCGTCATTAGCCTGCCCGCGGTCGAATCGATCTCCGACCCTGATGTCTTCCGGAAGCGTGGGGTCGTACAGGACCTCCCCGGTGTTGATCTCCCTGAAGATCCCCTCCCCTTCATACCGCCAGGGGCCATTAGGGAGCCAGCCGTCGAGGATCAAGCCCTCGGCCCTTCCCTCGTAAGGGGTGCCCGCGTACCTGTCTTCGACATCCACGACGACGGTTTCGTCGCCTCCATCCGGAGCGGCGTCCGTCGCGGCGCCATCTTGCCCATCAGCCGCTGGCTGCCCCTCAGGCTCGACAGTAACCGTGCCGTCTTCTGCTTCAGACACAGACCCGGTTTCTCCCTGCCCCTCAGGCTCGACAGTAACCGTGCCGTCTTCTGCTTCAGACACAGCTTCGGCTTCGCCCTGGCCTTCAGGCGTCACCGTAACCGTCCCGTCTTCGTCTTCCGTGATTGTGCTGGTGCTCGTCTCGTCATCGACCTCGACGGTCGTCGTCTCTTCGCCGCCGCTCTCGGTCTGGCCGCCACCGCCCCCGCCGCCTTCGCTGCCGCCTGGCTGGGGTTGGGTCGTTTTTTCCTCGTCGGTGTCAGGGAAGACGGGTTTATCGACCTCGGCGCCGGGCGCTGCCGGCGCATCCATGTCCCCTGTCTCAAGGTCCACTACGTCAATTTGGCCCGGGAGGTCAGGCGTATAGCCCGGCCGCTTAGCGTCCTCGTAATCCTTGTAGATGTCGTAGCCGGTCCTGGCGATCTTCGCCAGATCCCCTAGGGTCCCGATGCCGCCGGCTTTGTCCGATACCTCGGCGCCAACGCGGGCCGTGTCAGCCAGGGACGCCACCCCGCTCCCGCTCTGCCCAAGCCCGAGCGTGCCGCCGGTATCCAGCGCGCCCTTCCCAAACCCGCCGAGGGCCCCGGTAAGGGCGCCCTTGGCGATGTCCTGGTCGGTGATGGCCGCGGCTCCAGCCCCAAGCGCAGAGCCCACCGCAGCGCTGCCCAGGGCCCCGCCAATGCCCAGCGTGCCGGCGAGGCCAGATGCGGCGCCGGGGATGAATGGCGTGAGCCCGGCGGCGATTAGGGCCTTGATCTCAGGTCGGACGGTGTGCCGGTAAGCGACGTTCTCGGGGAGGTTGCGCCAGTCTCCGAGGGCCTCGACGTCGGCCTGGTACTCCTCCATGGATTTCCCCGCCGGCGCACGAGCGCTCTGGGCGTCGCGAGCCTCAAGGATCATCCGATCGATGTCCGGATCGCCGGTGAGCTCTTGCGCGGCAATCCCGGTGTACTGGGTGCCCACGGCAGGCGCAGGCTGAGAAGTAGAAGCGACGGTAGGCGTTGGCGCGGGGTCCGACGTTTGCGTCGGGTAGCGCTCATTGACGGCGGCAGCAACCCGGTTCAAAAGATCCAGGTTCGATGCGTTGCCGAGGTTCACGTTGAAATCGACGCCCATGGGGACGCCAAGCGCTCCGCCAATCCCCATAGGGCCAAAGTCCGGCATGCCGCCAAAGCTTCCGCCAAGGAAGGGGTCTACGCCGACGCCGACGCCGAGGCTGCCAATCCCGCTACCAGAAAGCATGCTCGTTCTCCTTCTCGGCGCTTCTCATCATGGCGTCGAAACCGTTACCGAACCGAGGGTCGACGCGACCGAAACCCCGGACGGGTAAACCTGGGGCTCATAAAGATTACGCCACCGGGTCCCATCATAAGCCTGGTGAACCATGTCCGTCGTGTTGAAGATGATCGACCCCGTGGCGAACTGGTTACTCTCCCTCCCGGCCTGAGTGTAATGGGCTGAGAAGGATGGGTCGAATGCCCCGAGGTTGATCTCAAGGACCCGGACCAGGCGGTTAAAGACGTCCGCCGTCACGGCCTGCCCCTGAGCCAGCGGGAGCCGTGTCGGGAGCAGCTTGCTCATCGCCTACCGCTCGGCTGGACGTCGATCCGGGTCGCGCCAAGGCGCCACTTGAACCCGCTCTGGTTTACCGGGTCCGCGTCGTCGTCGGATTCAAAGCGCAGGACGATCTGGCGCCCACGGGCGCGGACGCTCTTGAAGGTCGTGTTCTCAAGGATCTGGGACGTTGAGTCTGTGGTCAGCGTGTCCCCCGGGAAGTTGCGGCTCTTCATCACGATGTTCATCGCCGGGGTGCTTGAGATCCTGGAGTCCTCTATGAACGCGATGTCCGGGATCAGCTTCTTCACGAAGGCGAACTGCTCGCCGTCGGCGAGGTCTATATCGGCCGACTCGATGAACACCCCGGTCATGGGGCTGTCGTCGTCGTCGTAGCCGTTCTCGTGCTCGACGAGGTAGAAGTCTCCGCCCAGCTGCGCGCCGGCCAGCGGGAGGTCGCTGATGTCGGTGTCGATCCAGGCGTAGCGGACCAGCTGCCCGATCGACCAAGTGTCGTCCTGGTAGTTGTAGATCGCGTAGCGGCTGATCTCACCTGTCCCGTCCTCGATCGACGGGTAAAAGAACCAGACCTCGTTGAACTCGTTATTCACGGCCATGAAGCTCTTGAAGGCCTGGCTGAGGTCGAGGTCGTTGAAGACATACTCTTGAATCGGGCAGGTCAGGCGCTGGACCGAGCCATTGTAGTAGTAGAACCCAGTCTTAGAGGCGAAGAAGACCCCGTTCGGGGCGTTGATCACGGCCTTGGGACCTACCAGGCCAGCGCCCTCGTTGACGAGGTTGACGGCGAAGGTCAGCGGCGGCCCGATGAAGGTCATCGAGTAGAGGCTACTGTCCGTGAAGATCAGCACCTCCTGCCGGCTCTTGATCCCGCCCACGATATAAGAGCCGCTGGAGAGGCGCACAGAGCCCGCGGTGTTGGTCGCCGTGGGCTCAAACTCCAGCTCGTTCTCCTGGTCGGAGAAGGCCACGAGCATGGGGTCCACGATCCCGGTGCGCACGCCGCCTGAAATCGGATCCGCGCCCAGGACGATCAGGTGGCGGTCGGTCTCGGAGGTGATGACCTGGAGCCCGACCGTGGGCACGAGGTTAGCGCCGCTCGCGTCGGCGAGGATCTCCCCGCGGGTGTTCACCCCGCTGTTCTCGACCCAGCGGAAGATCCCCCCGCCGCGGACGTTCATGATCAGGTTCTCGCCGTAATTATCGTGGGTCCAGATCCGCAGCTGGTTCAGGGCGCTGATCGAAGACGTCGACCCAAACCCGCCGGCGCCCCAAGTCCCGGTGCTCCAGCCTGAGCTCGACAGGTAGGTGTCCAGCCCGACGTTGACCTGGTACTCGCCCACGACAGAGGCGCCGCCGTTGCCGGTGTCGGACCCATCGGCCACCACCGTGGCGCCGCTCGTGTCCTTAGCCTCGATCTCGTAGGCGTTAGCGCTGATCACGGCCGAGACCTGATATTCCTGGTTGAGCACCGTGTCGGTGATATTCCCGCCGAGGGTGACCGCCCCGCTGAAGGTCACGAAGTCGTTGAGCTCCGCCCCGTGGTTCGTGTCTGAGACGGTGATCGTCGAGGACCCGCTGGTCGCGGAGAAGGTCACGTCGCCGGCTGCGGTCGTGTTCCGGATCGGGGTGACGTCGTAATAGGCGTCCCCTTCCTTGACGTAATACTTGAGCGTCGTGCCCACCCCGACGTAGAGAATCCCAGCGAGGGAGAGCCAGGAGTGGAGCGCGCGCGGGGTGCCGAGGAAGCTCTGGGTACCTACCTTCTGCCAGCCGCCAATCTTTTCCACCCGACCACGGCGGAAACGGACCAGGTTGCCATCAACCCAGCCCCCTTCGGCCGCATAGTCGGTGCTGTCCTTGACGATGCCAGGCTGGAACTCCAGCTTCGATAGCGGCATGTCGCATCACGCCAGGCGGATGATCGCGCCCGTCGCGGTCGGCGTCGGGAACACGATCGTGAAGTCACCCGCCGTACTGGTCTTGTCGCCGCCGAAATCAATCGCCGCCACGGCGGCGTTGGTCGCCGTAGAGTTGTAGATCAAGCACCCGCGGGCGGTGATCGTCGCCGTGGAGAAGGTCAGGTCGGCGAAGTCCACCACCGCGGTCGTGCCCGTAGCGAAGGGCGTGACGTTGGTGAGCGTGGCGCCACCGGCGCTGTAGCCCGTGCCCGAGGCCTCACCCGTCGTAGTGTAGGCGGTCGTGCTGGCACCCAGCGTCGCCGAGCTCGTGTAGAGCGCGAGGTTGAAGGTGTTTCCGCCGGTGGCGAAGTTGTGCGTGCCGACGAGCAGCTGCTGCTTGAAGCTCGTGCAGATTGCGGAGGTGATGGCCATTTCAAAGCTCCCGAATGATCTGCGCCAAATCGTTAACCCCGCGCGCCCTCATCTGATTGCTCAGGGTAACACGGTCTGAGCGGATGGCGTTCCGCATCTCGGCCAATATTACCCCGTAGATCTTGTCCCGGAAAGCAAGCGCCTGCTTCCGGATGTGGGGGTCGGCGTTGGCCGATATCCCGCAGATCTTGTTCGTAGCCTGCTCGGCCCAGAACTCGGGAGCGTGCCCCCGGTTCTGGGTCGTCGAGACCATGACGTTGCCCAGCTTCGGGCCAGACTGATCAGGGATCATCCCTTGTAGGGCTCCGGGGCCTTGGCCACCTTCACGAGCTCGATCTCCCGCTCCTCGATGACCTTGCTCAGCTGGGACCTCGGGCAAAGCACCCACTCGTCCTTGTGCGGCATAGCCACGATCGGATCGTCCAGCCGGTGGTAGCCGTAGAGGCGCTCGGTCACGCCCACGTTGCTGTCGAGCAGGCTCGACCGCGGCGAAGCCCCGATGCCGATCTCGTTCTCCAGGCACTTGGAGATCCAGAACTCGACGCAGGCCCGGCCGGCCTCGGCAAAGTGGAGGTTGTGGCTGTAGCTGAAGTCGACCCCGAACAGGTCGACGTGGGCGACCTCCTGCCAGTAAGCATAGGCCACCGCATAGGCCACGGTGTTATTTAGATATGCGCACCTGGCATAAGAGACCACCTCGGCGAGCGGGTACTCCACGGCGCCAGGCACGCGCTCGTCGAGCTCGCAGGTGTAAATAGGCCCCGGATGCACCGGGAGCAGCTTGCGCATGATCTCGGTCTGGTTGCCCGCGTCCTCGGTATCGAGGTAGCGGGAGGGCGGGTCGAGCATGAAGACCCGGTCACACTGGCGGTAGACCGCCAGCGCCGAGTTGATGCACCACACCTCGTCCCATTCCTTGCTGTTCTCTAGCCCGATCACGAAGTCGATCTGGGATGATCCCAGCGCGACGATCGCGACCTTCTTCCCCTTTAGGCCCGGATCCTTCTCCATCAAGACACTCCTGTCCTCAGCATGTCGTAGCGGTACTCGTCTCGGGTGCCGCGGCCTTCGCTGAGGTTCTTCATCCGGCCGACGGCTTCCTTGAAGCGAGTTTCTAGGACAGTGACCACATCGGGCGGCTCCTTGAGGAAGATCGCGCCTTCCACCAGGGTGCCGTACAGCAGGGCCTCGGGGTACTCCGTCGAGAGCAGGGTCGTGCCCGCGTCGCCACCAGAGGTGAGCGAGGCCGGCTTATAGAGGTAGTGCAGCTCGACGGCGTAGTCCGCGTCCGGGACCGGGGAGAGCTCAAAGGCCGTGTCATCAAACAGCGAGTAATACTTCGGCCGCCCGCGGGTAGCGGTGCCCGGGGCGTACTGCTTGATGAAGCTGGGGTGCTTAAACAGCAGGTAGCTGTAGCTGCTGTCGTCGATCACCGCCAGGCTGAACGGGGCGAAGAAGTCCGACGGCGTGGCCAGGAACCGATTGTTCGTGGACACGTTCGCCGTGACGTTCTTCCGCTGTTGGGGGAGCTGGACAAGCTTAAAGATCCGCGACTCAGCGTTCTGGATCATCTCGTCCAGGTTGCTGTTGAACGTGGTCTCGTCGACCTGCAGCCAGTCCTGCACAGCGGCCTTCAGCGTAGCAAGGGTGTAGCTCATGATGTGGTCACCTCCACCGCGCCGACAGTACAAGAAACTGCAAAAGTTTGCAAAATTGTGCCCAACTTACCATCCCCGACGTTGGTGTAGAGGAGCGGGTACGCGGTCAGGTCGTTGCCGTCCGCGTTAGGATCAGGGCGGGCGTTCTTGAGCGCCTGGGGATCCGCCGGGCTGGGCTTGCGCTCCAGCTGGGGGTGCTTGGGAGACCACTGGTCGGGCCCCACGAGGAGCCCGTCCCAGGTCTTCTTCATATCCTTGAGCCGATACCGGAACCCGGTAATGTCGCAGATCCCGTAGGCTCTCCTGTTAGACGCGAAGGCCATGGTCAGGCGATGTTGTAGCTGCGGAGGTTCGGGGCGATCCGGAAAGATGCCCGCTCCTCGTCCTGGGACAGGGCCCGCTGGAACTCTTCCTCGTACAGGGCCTTCAGCAGCTGCACCTTCTCAGGCGCGCGTTTGAGGGCCATGTAGTAGGCCAGGCCGGCCGCCAGACACGGGTAAAAGCGGAAAGGCACCTGCATGGTGTTCGCCGCCGTGTCCGCGTCATCCATCCGGGTCAGGACGTTGACGTAGACCGTGTAGGTAGAGCTCTTGTCGGGGACCGGCCAGACCGTGATCGTGGGCGTGATCTGCTTGTCCATCACGAACTGGTTAGGCTTCCCGGTCGTGCTCTTGGTCGCCATGTTGGCGTACTCGGCCCGGCTCATGCGGTTCAGCGGGAGATCCGTGGTCGTCCCGCTGACCGTCTCGCGAACGAAGCAATCCAGCACGTCGATGACGGCCGTGGGATTCGTCGCATCCAGGTTGTAGACCGCCGTGCCCTGGACCATGGCGATGCTGTTCTGCTTCACCGTCCACTGGTTCAGGCCACGGTTGGCCCACTCGGCGAGCAGCAAATTCAAGGACCGGCGGGCTGATTCAAGGTCGTAGCCCGTGCGGAGCTCTAGCCCGCAGCGCTCAAACGCTTCCTCGATGTAGTCGGCTACGTCGAGCTCAAAGTCCTTGCTGTTGCTGGTCGCCATTGCTCACCTCATTTGTGCCCGTAAAGGCCACACTTTTGGCTGGAGGGAGGACGCATCTTACCAGCTGGCTTCTGGTTCACCATGCCACCTTTGGCCATGCGCTTGCAGGCGGATCCGCCCATTTTGTAGCCCTTCATCTTCATGGCTGAGCCTCCTTCGGCTGCGAATGTTGCTACGTTAGTGGGCTTGCCGCCCACGCCTTGCTTCTTTGATCGCTTCCGCCGGACGGCCGAGGCGATCTCCTTCTCGCTCATGCTAGCTGCCTTTGATGAAGGCACGCACTTTGGATACCCACGATCGGAATCGCTCGCAGAGCTCCGGCCACACTGTTTGTAGCCACCACTCTTTTTCGGTGCTGAGATATCGACCCAGTTTTCTCCAAACCACTTGGTCAGCCCTCCTTTTCTCTTAGCCACGGGGCACCCGGGCCATCTTTTGCTTGCCTGGAAGCATGCGCCCAAAGCCCCTGGGCTTCACCAGCATGGTGTGGGAGTTGATCTCCCCGCCCTTAGCCTTGCCGTTGCTGTAGGTGCCCCCGAGCTCCTTGTAGCGCTTCACCAGGTAGCCCGAGGCGTAGGCGCTCGGCCATACGTCGAACTTGCGCTTGGCCTCAGCCCTGGCCTTCTTGTACAGGGCCGGGTTGCGTACATTTTTCGGTACGTCAGCCATAGCGCGCTCCTAAAGGATGCCGCCCACCCGCCCATACCGGGCGCGGGGAGAGAGGAGACGGGCGGGGGGCGGCAAATTCACCATTTCTTGCAGCTCCAGTATCGAGCCGAGAACTTGTCCTTCGCAGTATCGCAATTATGCCGCGCCCGGAAATTGCGTCGCCTCTCTGGGTTGCTCTTCTTGATCGTCATGTTCGGGTCGCCGAACCGCACCAGCTTGACCTCGTCTCCCTTCTTGGCCAGGACGGCGAACTTCTTGCTGCCGCCCGAGGTGCGCTTCGGCTTATTGTAGCCAGCGAAAGACTCACCTCGGTAGGTGAGCCTCCCGCTAGGCGTGCGACTGACGTTCTTCGTCGTCGCCATTAATAGCTCTTGATCACGTCCATGATCACCGTGTACGCATCCCCAGTGGCGGCGTTGACGGTGGTGAACTTGATGTCCCCCGTCTTGCCAGCGCCAGCGTTGTTCGGGATAGCCGTGAAGCTGTTGTAGTCGTGGTGACCGTTGGAGTTCTCGCTCAGGATGATGGCCGGCGTGTCGACGGTGGCGTCGAAGAGGATCTCGACGCCCATGCCGACGCACTGCCACCAAATCTGGGCAATCGCGACCTCGGTGCATGCCTCGCCCCGGCTGTTAGCAGCCAGGGCGGACACGTCGATCTTGGTCACGGCGCTTTCGCCCGTGCCATCCGAGATGTTGGTGAACTTAAGAACAGCCCGACGCTCACCGTCTTGGATGGTTTGGGAAGTGACGGCGTCAGCCATGGGTCACCCCCTTAGGAGAGGTTGTTGTTCTGGATATAGAGCACCGTCACGGTGGCAGCGCCGGTCGTCCCGTCGCCGTCGGTGGCCGTAAAGTCAGCCAGAACGGTGAGGTCGCTCGTGCCCACGTCCGTAGCTTCGGTGTCCAGGGTGCCATGGGTCGTGCCCAAGCTCTGCGTGCTGGTAGCCGGAACAAAGGCGTCAGCGTCAGCGGAAGTGCCGACAGCAACCGTAGCAGCCGTGCCGTCGTTGCTGACGGTCGTGACGTTGAGGATCACGTCCACGATCTGGCTGTTAGCCGGGATCACAGCAACTTCTTGGTTGAGGGACGAGGCACCGATGATGTCAATGACGGCAGACTGCGCCATCACCACAAAACCGACGTTTGCAGAGGCGCCTTCGCGGACGGTTCCAGCTTTGATCGGGCCGGAAAAAGTGGTCGTAGCCATGGGAATCTCCTGTCGTGGCTAGGGTCGAGCGTTATGCTCGTCAGGGATCAGACCCTTTTATACCCTTCTTCCGGGCAAATAAAAAGGGCGCCCCGGAGGACGCCCTTTGGATACGGCTGGAGGTGCTTACGCGCCTTCGGAGCCGTAGATGCCGCGCCAGTCGCTGAAGCCAAAGCTGTAGCGCTCGCGGGCCTTGTAGCGGAGGTTCCCGGTGGAGAAGTCCGGCTCCATGGAGGTTTCCATGGCGGTACGCTGGAACATCTTCAGGCCTTCGCCCATCTCCGTCACCGTGGTGAGGAGGAAGAAGGCATCCGGATCCGTCAGGTAGTGGTTCACGGTGTAGCCGCCGGGAAGCACGCCCGTGTTGCGGATCGCGTTGATGTCGTTGTCAGCC